GGTGTCGGCCTCATGGGGGAAACTGATCGTGCTGCGTTCGGCTGCGGCACCGAAGATGCCGTGAGCGTTGAGCCATTCCATGAGCTGACTGTCCAGCGGCTGGCCGTTGAGCTTGTTGGCCGTCTCGACGGTGTTGAAGACTCGGTATGCCATGGCGCGGGCGATCTTGATGAGTTGTTCGGCTCTCGCTTGGCTGGCCTCGGTACCCTTCATGGCTTTCCACGTCTGGAGACCGAGTGCAAGAAACTGGGTGATCTCGGTCAGGTCGCGATAGTCGGTGGATGTGAAGGGCGTTGCCTTGATCCCGTTGAGTTGTGCGCGCAGATTGGCCAATTGTTGGGCTTCTTTGTTACGCAACTGGGTGATGGTTGCCAGGTCGGTATTGAGTGCGGATATCCGTTGACTGTGCAGGCCGTTGCGTTCGTTGAGTCCGGCTGCGTAGTGGCGGGCCATCGCGCGCAGAATGATCTTGCGAATGTAATGACCCATCAGTAACAAGGCCGTGAACGCCCCGCTGACAATGATGATCAAGTCTTGTGCGTGCATGTGCTGTGCTCCGGTAGAGCCCGCCGCCGGGATTCTTGGTGAGAGGCCGGCGACGGGGTGTTGTTACGGGTTGATGGATTATGCGGTGAACGTACCCAGAATCAGGCTTGCTGCGCACCCGACTTCTTGGGCGAGGGTGGCCTTGAACTCTTGGGCGATTTCTTCGACTTGTTGTTCTTCACCAGCCCAGCGCAGCTTGAGGGCTGGTTTGTCGTCGCTGGTCAGGATGCTGAGTTTCAATGTGAAAATTCGGGTGCCTAAGCCGTCGTACGGGATCAGCGAGAAATGCAGAGCCTCGATACGTGAACCGGCGTTTTCTGCTTCGATGCTGTCCATCGCGCTGCGAGAGGCGCCGAAGTTGTGTTCGCTGGTGGTGGCGGTTTGCCGTGCCTCAATGGTGATATTGCGCACGCTGGCTACCGCCGCGCTGATGGGCATTGTTTCGCCGCCTTCCTTGATCGCCGTTAGGTTCAGATTCCAGTCTTCAATCCATTCGGCAAGGTCGCGCTGACTGAGCTTCCGGCCAACGATCTGCTGGAGTGCTTTGTACGCCGCTGTCGGTTTGAGGTTCAGAGTCGCAGTGTCATCCGCGTGACCGGGCGCTGCTTCGTTGCCGAGGTTGAAGTAGACGCGGCAGCTCATGTTGTCCTGATCAATGAAGCCCTTCGCCGCCGATCCTTCGCGTGAAAGTGTGTAGTCAGCGAAGTCGTGCAGGCTATTGGTGATCAGCGAACCACGGAACCGAGAGCGGAGTGCCTGGAACGGTTCCAAGTTGTGGATCTTCACGCCTACAGGGAGAGCTGTGACTGGCATCAGGGTCGGAGGCAGCGCGGAAGCGGCAGCGGATTGGTCGATGATCAGTTCGAGCGTGTCTTTTGGAAGTGGCATTGGTGTTTCCTTTTGGTGAGAGGACTTTCTTTTCTTGCTTGAGGGCTCGACTTACCGGGCGTGTACCGGCGTGTCGGCCTTGTCGAATAGCTGCGATGTCGGATTGTTCTGAAACAGGGTCAGTCCATCCGGGGTGACGTAGAGCGGCGTGTCGAGGGTGGAGTCCTCGCGCAACTTCCCGCGCTTGGTCGGCTGCTGAAAGTCCAAGGTGTGGCTTACGGCAACCTGGTTGCTCTGGCCGATCTGTTTCATCTTCAATGTGATGGTCACTTGGCCGGCCTTGCCGTGGTCGATGACGCCGGCGGCGACGTTCGACAATGCCTGCCCGATTTGCTGGGCGAAAACGCCGGCGTTGAGTGAGTTGAAGAAGTCAGTCGTGTCTGTGGCTTTCATGTGCTGTGCCTCATTGAGTGTGTGTTGTTTGCGCCTGAACGGCAGGTGCCACCGTTGAATCAGGCCGCTTGCTTCGTCGCTTGAGCGTCGAGGTACGCAGCCAGGTCGTGCAGGTAAACGACGGCGGTGCCTTTGGCTGATCCGCCGAGGCGCGTCACCTTCAGTGCGATGCGTCCGGCGCTGATGCGCCGCAACAGGTAGCGGTCGCTGGTGATGTGCGAGAAGTAGCGCTGACGAACGGCGGACAATGTGGGGCAGGGCGTCGGCCATTCCTTTCGCAGTTGGTCGATGGTGGTGCTCACGCTGCTTTCTCCCCGTGCCCCTCTGTTGGGGGCAGCAACTTGAGGCGGATCATCTCGGCGAGACCTTCCTTGCTTTTGCCCATGGCGGCGGCGCAGACGTTGCCGTTTTCATCCGCAACCACGGCGCCGAATGGATACTCCGGCGAGTTTGTCGGGGTGACGTAGGCGGTCTGGCCTTGGTGGATTACGTTGTTGACGCAGCGGAATACGTCGGCCAGTTCAAGCACGCGCATGGGTACGCTGCCGAGCATTTGCGCGGCTTCGTTGGCGGCGCCAAGAAGTTGGGCGCGGCTGACGATGCCGGGGCTGTCCAGGTAGATCGGGACCAGGCGAAGGCTGCCAAGCGCCTGCATATGGGCATTGAGGTAGTTGATGCTCATGCGGCGGCGTCCTTTTTGGTGATGGTGATACCCAGCTTTTTAGCCAGCCAATCGACACCGTTCTCTTTCACCATCACCACCGAGTAATGCCGTGGCTTGTTGTGAGGTGGAATCAATGTGATGCGCGGATCCGAGTACAGATAGCCGCGGTCGCGGTGCAGGCTGGCAAGGTCGCCGCTGCTGTTCAGAATGCCCAGTTCGCGCAACCTGGTGCGGAAGGCGCGGGGCTTGAGTCCGAGCAGAGCGGCAGTTTCGTCCAGGGTGCGGTTTGTCATGGCGCAGTCCTCAGGCAACTTGCGGCGCGGCGCCGAGTGTCAATAGAGAAAGGGTCACGGTCAGATGCTTTTGGAAGTCATCAAGCGATCCGTTGTTGGCGATAACAACGTCCCGGTCCCGGATCTCGATACCGTTCTCGCTGGCGTGCGCGTTCACCGATTTTGCCGTTGGGCGTTGTAGGTGAATGACGAGGCCGCCACGCTTTCGGATGAACTCCGCTTCGTTCTCAAAGCGAATGTCGCTCACGACAAATCCCTTCGCGTTGTCGTGAGTTCGCGCTAGCAGGTCCAGATTCTGCGCAGCGAGCAGCAACCAGAGTTCTGGGTGCACGCTGTTACGCCCCCATTCGGTGCCGAGAGACTGCATCAGTTGCCGAGGTGAGCGGCCCAGCCATGGCAGCGGCTGTTCCTTCTGGTCGCCTTCGAAGTCGCAAGGGCTCAGGTTGAGAATGTGCATCAGGCCGTCCCGCAGTGGGTCAGCGAACGCGTACGACTGAAAACCGTGATGGTTGACCAGGTGCTGCGCTGCAGTGTCTTTGCCGCTGCGAGCGAGGCCGGCGAGGCCGATTAGTAAAGGCCTCATGCTGCGTCACCCCCGAATGGGCCTAGGTCAGGTGCGACAGGCACCGCTTTCGCAGATGCCAGTCGAGCGCCGGGGGTGACGATTACCAGCAGGCCAGTGTGCTTTTGAATTGCTTCGACGGCCGCCGGGCTGGTGCAGGCTGCTGGGTGTAGGAATACCGGGCAGCGGGTGGTGCTGTGCTGTGTCGTTTGCATGACTCGTACTCTTGGTGAGAGGTGTACGAGCAAAAGACTATACATACGTTTTTGGATGGTCAATACGCAAACGCATAAATATGCGTTTTGAAATGCAAGCCGACCAACGGTAAGGCGTGGAGTGTGTAGTTACCCTGCGGAAATTAGGATTTTTCTGACTCGGGCCGCTCGACGAACAGCAGCTTCATTTCGGAGAGGCGGTAGGATCGCAACGCTTCCAGGAGGTCTTGGTCCTCTTCGTATATCTCTGCGATGTACTCGTTTATAAAGCCTTGAATTGCGAGTGCAAGTGATTTTTCTTGCTCTAGAGATGTGAATGTCTTTGACCCCTGAGCGTCCACGACCTTGATTTCCAACTTCGTGCGACCGCGTGCAGATTTGGGGCCTAAGCGCTTTGGAGGCGGGGCGCTAATCGGTTCCGGTTCGGTGGTGGGTAGCGTTTTTAGGGGGAAGAGGTCCTGCTTTCCAGTCCAAAGCCAATTTGCAGATACTCCCAAAGCCTTCGCTATTTTGAGAATGTTTTGCTGCCTGGGACTCTGTGACTCTCCCGTCATTATTCTGTGAATAGTCGGTTGTGGTACGCCAGAAATTCGACCCAGTTCTGTTTGCGATAGACCTAGCTCACCCATACGGTCGGCTATTCGTTTGCGAATCATTCGGGGGGTCCTAGCTTGAAATATACGCCATCATTCTATTGCATGGATATATACGTGTGCGTATGATCTGAAACGTATAAATGAATCGGAATTGACTATGAACATCCCGGAAATGCTGAAGGAGCTCATGAGTCTGGGGTTCACCCAGCGCGGCATCGCCATACAGATTGGCACAACACAGCCAACCATATTCAGGGCCATCAATGGTGCTGGGGTGCGGTACGAGCTGGGCAAGGCAATAGAAAGCTTGTACGAGAAAGAGGTCGGTGCGGGTAGATTGAAACGCGCCTGAAAGTGCCAGGCTGGGGCCTCTCACCAAAGAATCCCCCAGCCCAGCTGCAACGAGTTACATGAGTTACATACAGCTCGCTACATAGATCGTCGGCTCGGGGCCTCTCACCACAAGATCTCCCCGGACTGACTGGAACGATGAACCGTGCGGCACAGCACGATTAGCACAGCACATCGGTCGTGGTCGTAGGATAGGGCGTGTCCCATCTGATGGCTAGGCCGTAAACGGGGTATTTACGGTTATGAGTCGAACAGATCTCCTCCCGGGCGCTGGCCCGGTTCTTTCTTTGCGTGAGGCGCTTTACCGTGCCGGGCGCGATTATCGAGGCGGCATCACATCGTTGGCCCATGACATGCTCATGGACTACGACGAGCTGCAGAAGAAACTCAAGCTCAATGAAGAGCGCCGCTGGCTGACTCCGGATGAACTGGAAGAGGTCATTCGGCTGACGCAAAACGCTGCATTGCTCGACGCGCTGGTGCGTCCGGCGGGCGCTGTTTGGTACAAGCCGACGCCGGTACCTGCCACATCCGAGGCGCTGAAGTCTGTCGGCAAACTGCTGGAGAGAACGGGCGAGTTCGTTTCAAGCATGCACGCCGGTGCTGCCGACAACATCTGGGAGCCGCACGAAGTCGCGACCCTGGACAAATACGGGATCGACGTCATCCAGGCGGTGCTGGGCATCATGGCCGGCGCCCGTCAGGCCATGGAGGGGCAGGACAATGGCTGATGATATCGACCGCGCCAACGACCAGGCGCAATACCTGCTTGACGTTGCCCTTCACCGTAACCGCCGCGTGGCATCGAGCCGCGTTAGTGCGCAGTTCTGCGAGGATTGCGACGAACCCATCCCGTTACTTCGACAGCAGGCGAGCGAGGGTTGCGAAACCTGCGTGCACTGTCAGGAGTTGCGGGAGGCTCGAAGATGAGCGGCGATAAAATCCCACTCCAAGTTCACGAATTGCCAAACCTCCTTCAGTACATCTCACCAGACCAGCGTGACACGTGGGTCGAGGTTGGCATGGGCCTGAAATCTGAGTTCGGGCAGGAAGGTTATGGCCCTTGGAACAACTGGAGTCAGAGCAGCAAGAGTTATGACGGCAAGGCAGCTTTGTCCGTCTGGAAGTCGTTCAAGAAGGCCGGTACCGGAATGGGCACGGTGTTAAAACTGGCCCTTGATGCGGGTTGGAAGCCCGACAAAATCGAAATGACTGCCGAAGAAAAGAAGCGGTTTGCGGCTGAGGCTGAGCAGCGGCGCAAGCAGCGTCAGGCGGAGGTCGAGGCTGACGAAGCTTTACTCGAGGAAATGCGTGGTCTGGTGGCGGACTGCTGTTTGCGAATCTGGAATGAGCATTGTCAGTCGGAGGGACACAGCCCGTACCTTGATCGTAAGCAGGTTGGCGCGTTCGGTGTCGGGTTCTTCAGCACCACGGTCATTCTGTCTATTGATGATCGTAACAAGCGCTGTCAGGTGTGGGCTGGCAGCAACGCGATGCAGTTTTTCAACGGTTTGCCCAAGCCTCGGCCCGACTACCTGAGTTTTCTGGTGTTCAAACCGGGCAGCATTGCGATCCCTCTTCGTGACGCCGCTGGCAAGTTGTGGAGTCTGCAATCAATTAATGGGCAGGGGACGAAGCTGTTTCCAAAGTACGGGCGCAAGTCCGGGTGCTTCCATGTGCTGGGGTCGATCGATTCGCCGACGGTGGTTGGTGAAGCCGAGGGATACGCGACGGCCGCAAGTGTTCACATGGCAAGCGGTTGGCCCGTAGCAATGGCGGTTGATTCCGGCAACCTGATGAATGTCGCCCGGGTTCTGCGTGAGGCGCATCCTGAAGCCTCGATCGTTATTGCTGGTGATGATGACCCGACTGCACCTGGTAATCCCGGGCGGACCAAAGCGACTGCCGCAGCCCGTGAGGTTGGCGGCGTTGCGACGTTCCCGTATTTTGGGGAGGTTGCTTGATGGCCAAGGACTGGAACGATTTACACATTGAGCAAGGCCTTGATGTTGTGCGCACCCAGCTTTATGCAGCTGCTGCTTCTGCTGTCCCTGTTCAGTTGGAAGGCCTTCCCCGTTCCCCATCTGTTGAAGAGCCCGCCGAAAACGGCTCTGCAGCTCCAGAGGGGGGCGGGGGGAGCGGCTGGACGGCGGAACGGATCTTCACGCGCTTTGCGTTGGTCGAGGGCAAGACGGCGATATTCGACACGTTCAAGCGGGTGATCATCAAGAAGTCTGCGTTCGAAATGCTGGTGACGAAACCGCTTGCGAAGGAATGGCTTGATCTGCCGGTGAAGAAGGTCATCGCTGATGACATGGCCGAGCGCCTGGCGAATAAGGCTAAGGCCGAGGCGAAGTTCAAACAGGTCAGCGGGGAGGGCATGCCCCCGGTTGAGCGTTACGTCTATATCGACGGGACGAAGGACACGTGGGATGTGCAGAAGCGCCGGCGCGTTCCGGAAGGGGCGCTGAAGATGTCGCTGGGTGATGCGTACGGTATGTGGCTGAACAGTCCCGATCGCCGCACTGTGGATATGGAGCACATCGTTTTCGATCCGCGTATGACGAAAGATCCTGAGGTTTACATCAACACATTTGAGGGGCTGCCTCTGGTGCCCGACAGCGACCGCGACAAGTGCAAGACCTTGCAATGGATCATCAGCTTTCTGTGCAACGGTGATCGAGACGCGGCGGACTGGTTGACGAAGTGGCTTGCCTTCCCGTTGCAGAATGTGGGCGCCAAGATGGATACAGCTGTGCTTTTCCACTCGACAGAGGAAGGCAGCGGCAAGAGTCTTCTGTTCAGTGACATCATGGGCCGGATTTATGGCGACTGCGGTGCAACAGTCGGCCAGGCACAGCTTGAGTCGAACTGGACTGTTTGGCAGTCGAACAAGCTGTACGGTGTGTTTGAAGAGGTTGTCAGTCGGGACCAGCGTTATAACCAGGTCGGCAAGATCAAGCATATGGTCACCGGTAAGACGGTTCGGATGGAGTCCAAATTCGTAAACGGTTGGGAGGAAGCCAACCATATGAACGCGGTGTTCTTGTCGAACGAGATCATGCCTTGGCCGATCGGGGAAAAGGATCGGCGGATGCTGGTAATGTGGCCCAAGGATCCGTTACCCGAGGCCGAGCAAAAGAAGGTCAAGCATGAGTTGGCCAATGGTGGTGTCGAGGCGCTTTATGATTACCTGCTGAGTTATCCGCTCGGCGATTTTGATGAGCGCACCAAGCCACCGAACACAGCCGCCCGACAACGGCTGGTTGAGCTGAGCATGGCGAGCTGGCAAACGTTCTTGCGGGAATGGCGTTACGGGATGCTCGGTGCTCCGTTCACGGTGTGCGTGAGCAGTGACCTTTATGCGTTGTTCTTGGAGTGGTGCCATCGCAACAAAGAGCACACGCTGAGCCATACGAAATTCAGCGGCTTCATTTCGACCCAGGTCGACAAGGTGCCCCGGGTGCCTTGGATGGAAGGCGCACGCCGGTCATTCGGTACTTTCTTCTTTCCGTGGTCCGGAGTAGAGCGTGCGCCTTCCCCGGCCCCATCCTTGACCGCAGCTGCGCTGGGAGCAGCGGTTGCCACGTGGCGAGAGCAGGCCAAGGCCAGCGGCTGGAGCGTGGATAGCTGGGAGCATGTCAAGTTCGCTGACCGGGGGAGTGTGGCCGCATGATGACCATAAGTGTGTCAGGTGTGTTTCCTGTGTTTCAGGTTGGAATTCGATACCTGACACAGCTACAGCCCACGTCTTACGCGGGTTTTCGTACCCGTGTGTCAGGTGTGTCAGGTTTATCCCGCGTGCAGGCGTGCACACGCACGCTAAAAAGGGCATTTCCTCTCACCTCAATTCATTTCCTTATGCGTGAAGAAAAACCCAACACACCTGACACACCTGACACAGTTGTTTTAAAGCAATGTTTTATATGGGTTTTTAGTGTGTTGGGTTTGTGTCAGGTTGAAGGTTTTTTGTGTTGGGTTCGGTTTTTCGGGGAGACAGGTCGATGATCGAAGAAATCGAAGAGCTCATGCAGCACTGGGGTAATCAGTTCAACCAAGTAGGCGATGGTGGTGGTTTGGGTAGCCCGATGGCGACGATCATGGAGTGGGGCGGCTCTGCTCCTCGCGGTACGCCGGGATCGCGCGACCTGATGATGGCGGCAGGTGGTGGCATGGATCACGCCGCGCAGGAAGTCGCCGCGGCGCTGGCACAACTTGAGCGTCAGTCTGAGAAGGGCGCGCTGCTGGCGAAGCTCGCTCGAAATCGTTATCTGCCTCGACCTGCGCTGTCGGTTCGCTCGCAGATGCCGATTCTGGGGCTTGGTGACAACGCTGACCGGACGTATCGGAACTGGGTTCATGCTCTGCATCAGCAGGTGCTGGTAATCTTGACCGTGCGGAGCGCCCCAGGTCGTGCACGTAATCGACGCGTGAAGTCAGCGGAGACCGCTCTTCTGCGAGCGTCTAGGGTTGCGAGGGTCAGACCGTGCTGACCGCTCGTCGGGGCGGTTTGTCGCGTTGTGGTCGGATCGCGGTCACATTCGTGTCGTTTGCTGACCTACCGAAAATCACCGCTTTTCGGTTTTTCCGGAGGCAGGTAAAAAGTCACCACGATATGCAATTTGCGCCTTGGCGCTGACCTCGCACGTGCTGTGCAGCTTTACCCGGCCTTCCCTGAGCCGGTCACCCAACCCCGCTTCGGCGGGGTTTTTATTTTCGGCTCAGTTGTATCTTGAAAAATCGTCATGGAGTCCCAATCACCTTCAGAGCCGCTTTTCTCGGCTTAACGCGAAGGGATTAGGAGCAGGGAATGACTGACGAAGTGAATGCAAAGCTTGATGCTATTTTCAATGCGCGCGCTGAACGACAAGCCGAGGCTGGCCGCAAAAAACAAGAGGCGGAACAGCAGATGGATGCCAACCTTCAAGATTTCTTATTGTTGAAGGAAAGGGTGATCATCCCCACTCTTGAAGCGCTTAAGCAAGGCTTAAGCGATCGGGGGGAGGAGAGCATCGTAGTTGAAGTTACTGATGGTGAGATGCGACACGGTAGAAAGGAGGACGCCGCAGTCGGTATCCGCCTGATAATTGATGATGCTGCGAGGTATCGTGATGGTAACGACTACCCTCACCTGACTTTGAAAGTAGAAAAAGCTAAAAGGCTAGTTCGCTTCTACTACAGCACCATGTCTCCGCGGAGAGGCGGAACGTCGAGTTCAGACGTGGCGGTTGGTTACGATGACGTCACAGCTGAATTGATTAACGAAAAAGCCTTGAAACTATTTGCCGCAGTCTACGCGTAGCATTGTTTTTAGGTTCGTTACCGTAATTGCATTTACTCCCGGCGATTCCTATTGCCGGTCACCCAAACCCGCTTCGGCGGGTTTTTTATTTTCGGCCCGTTGGGGTGTCTGCAAGGAGAATCAGCATGAGCGAGCCGGCAACTGTTGTCGTGGCCGGTGGTGTAGGACTGGCGGCTACTGGTCTGCTGTCGGGCGTGGACATGCTCGCTGTGATCGGTGCTTTGGCTGGCTCTCTGGTGTTCTTCACCACCACTGAGGAATTGCCGGTCTGGAAGCGGGTTCTGTTCCTGCTGGTGTCTTTCGTGATGGGTTACATGTTTGCCCCTGGCATGGCCGAAGTTGAGTTTTTCGGCACCAGGCCTTTCAAGTACACCGGGCCGGCGGCGTTTGGCGCCTCGGTTGTAGTCGTTACCGTCGCGCTCGCCGTCATCAAGAGACGCGGCCTCGTTGCTGAACCGCAAGGGAGGCAGGATGGATAGTCAGCTGATGCCGCAAGTTCTCACACAGGCCACGTTCTGGTTGTGCGTTGCACTGTTCGTTCGGTTGTTCACCTTCCGCCGTCGCGGTGCCCGGTTCCGCCGGAGCATGAGCTGTCTTGCTTGGGTGGTGATGGTCGCGGCTGGATCTGCGGTTGTGTACATCGGCAAGGGGCAGCTCGTGATGCCGCATAACTCTTGGCCGCTGGTGATCGTTCTGGCGGTGTTTGTGGGGTCGGTGTGTAAGAGCAGCGGCAATCTGGCCCGTGTCTGGAGGATGGGTTGATGAGCAAAGTATCGGATGACCGTCGAGGTAGCAGTACCGCGCGGGGTTATGGATACAGATGGCAGAAGTCCCGCGATGGGCACCTGCGCGAACATCCCTATTGCACCATGTGTTCGACCGATCAGCGTCCGGTCGCGGCGACAATCGTTGACCACAAGATCGCACCCAAGCGGAAGGACGCCAAGGACAGCGGCGATCCGGTGCGCATCAAGGCGGCATGGAAGCTTTTCTGGAACCCAGAGAACTGG